ATTACTACAGCAAAAATTGATGATGGTGCTGTAACAAATGTAAAATTAGCAAACGATAGTGTAACAATTGGTACCACAGAAATAGATTTAGGTACAACAGCTACAACGCTTACAGGGTTAACGGAAATTTCAGCGCAAACAGGTAGCTTTGTTTTACAAGTATTTGAATCCTCTTCTACAATTATAACATCAGGATCAAATATATTTGGTGATCAACAAGACGATATACAACAAATTACAGGTAGTTTACTACAAACTGGTAGTGCCGTTATCTCAGGTAGTTTAGATGTTCGTGGACAAGTTAGTGGTACATTTGTAGGTGATGGTTCAGGATTAACAGGAATTGCTACAAGTTTAACAGTAGATGGTGATACAGGTACAGAAGATGTAGATTTACAAACTGATGATTTACAAATTCTTGGTACGAATAATGAAATTGACACAGTTGTAACAAAAGTTGGAAATGATGTTAAAGTAACATTAAGCTTACCAACTACAGTTGAAGTAACAGCTTCAGTAGCTACAAGAGCTAATGCTTTAGCACCAACAGCAACAGCTTCACAAGCAGATAATGCTACAACAGCATCACACGCTATAACAGCAGTAAGTGCTTCAGCAACAGTAGCAGGATTATTATTCCCAACTACAGACGGATTAGTTAACCAAGCCTTAGTAACAGACGGTGCTGGTCAAATGGCATATGGAGACATATTTGGAACTGGTTCAACTAAGAAATTAGACCAATCAATTGCAGCAACAACTTGGTCATTTGCTCATAATTTAAATGAATTATATCCAATTATTCAAGTTTATGATAATAGTGGAGATCAAATAATTCCAGAAAGAGTTGAAAGTGTAGATACTAACAATGCTAAAATATATTTTTCAACAACTACTGCTGGGGTCGCAGCCGCAATGGTTGGTGGAATGGGAGTTTCCGCTTCCAATGCTACAACAGCTGATACAGCTTCAGTAGCAGTAAGAGCAACAACATTAAGTGCAGATGCCACAGCATCATTTGCTGATTTAGCTTCAGATGCTAGAACAGCAACAACAGCTTCACAAGCAGATAGTGCTACAAGTGCTTCTCATGCCTTAGGTGGTGCAGGTGATTTCAGTGGATCATTTGAAGGAGATGGTAGTGGATTAACAGGTGTAGCAAGTGATTTTAACTTTGATGGTGATACAGGTGCTACAACAATTAATTTAACTACTGAAACCGCTTCATTTAATGGTACAGCTGGTGAAATTGAAACTACTGTAACAGCCAATACATTAACAATTGGTTTACCAAACAATGTAACAATTGCTAATGATTTAACAGTTACCAATAACGCAACAATTGCTGGTGATTTAGTAGTAGATGGATCAATAGTTAGTGCCTCTAGTTTGGCAGTTGAAGATCAATTTATTATATTGGCATCAGGTTCAAACGGTGCGATTGATGGTGGTATTATCGTTAATCAAATTGATGATGATCCAGATGGTAAAGGTGTCGCGTTTGCTTATGATTCAAGTGCAAACAGATGGGCATTAGAAACTGGATTAAACGATACAGCTTCAGTAATTACACCAGATGCATTTATGGGAGTTATCCAAGAAAGTGCAGGAGCTCCAGCATCAGACCCAACATATGGTGGAACATCTGGTAAAGGTACAATATTTGTAGATACCTCAAACGATGAAGCGTATATATACGTGTAAAAAATGTTTAAAAAAGTTATGGGTTTAATTGACAAATTAAAAAATAGAGAAGCTGCCCAAAAGGCAGCTTCATCTAATAAAACTAAACGTAGAGTGAAAACTTCAAATGAGGATTTATCTTTAAATGAGGAAGAAACTAAAATTCTTTTACATTTAATTAAAAATTCAAATTTTAAAGGAGATAGTGTAGAATTAGTATATAATCTTACTTTAAAACTACAAAAAGTTTTAAATATTTTATCTTAATTTTTATATATTTATATTAGAGTATTATTGGCCTGAAAAGGAAGTGGGCTCATTGAGTAACCAACCGTAATAACGAGTATATGCCAAATTGGAAAAAAATTATCGTCAGTGGATCTGACGCGTCTTTATCGTCTCTTCACATAGATGGAAATTTAACAGCATCTGCTGCTTATCTTACCTCAGCCTCCATAGGACATTTAGAAACAATATATGAAACCGCTTCAGTAATTTACTCAAGTGGTTCAACTAAATTTGGTGATACTTCCGATGATACTCATGAAATAACAGGTTCATTATTAGTAAGTGGAAATGCCCAATTTGTAGATATATTAGGTGTTGCTAATGAGATAGTAATGGTAGGAAGTAACAATAGTCTTACTTCTTCTACTATACTTTCTTTAGACCCTGCTAATAATTACATTGGTATAAATCAACCAAATCCTGAAGTTACACTTCATATGTCGGGTGATGGTGCACAAACTGCTCAAATTAGAATGGAGCAGTATAACGATAGTTCAGATGCACCTGATATTAGAACAAGAAAAGCCAGAGGTACTTCAGCATCTCCTGCAAAAAATAATGCTGGTGATTTTATATACAGACAAAATTCTGAAAGATATAACGGTTCAGCATATACCACAGTAGGTCAATTTGCTGTCGATTCTACTGGGAGTGCTGATAGGTTTAGACTTACTTTAGCAGTTAGTGAAGATGGGAATACAATCGATGCTGCTGATGCACAATTCATGATAGACGGTAATAATGGGGGTGCTATCAAATTTAATGATTCTTATTATTTCCCAACCTCAGACGGAACAAACGGACAAGCACTAATCACAAATGGTAGTGGTGTTCTTTCTTTTGGAAATGCATCAACAGCATCTTATGCTTTAACAGCAGTAACAGCTTCCCACGCATTAACAGCAGTAACAGCTTCACACACAGCAGGTACAGCTTCAATAGCAAACAATGCAGTTACTGCATCAAATATCAACCATCTAACCCAAGATGTATCTATAACAGGTTCTACAGATATTTCTGGTTCTGTAACAGCACATAGTTTTAATATTAGTTCTAATGCTGTAGGAACCCCTTCAATATACTCTGATTCAAATATTAATTTAAGTGCATCTAATGCCGTAGTTATCACTTCATCTCCATTACGTTTAGCATCATTTACAAATGCTCAAACAGGTAGTATTACAGGTCAAGTTGGAGACATAATATATAATAGTGATACTGCTACTTATGATTTATATAGTGGATCTTGGCTTACTATTTTAAATGAAACCAGTACTGCTTCTATAGCTAATTTTGCTACTACTGCATCTCATGCTTTAAATGTCCCTGCAACATCTTCACATGCTTTAACAGCAGTTACAGCATCACATACTGCAGGAACAGCATCAATATCTAATAAATCAACTACTTCATCCTTTGCATCAACAGGTGATGGTATATTTAGTGGTTCTTTTAGTGGATCTTTTGATGGAGATGGATCTAATTTAACAGGTATAACAGTAGCAGAAACAACTTTAGCCTCAGCATCCTTTACTAGTGTATCATCTTATACAGCTTCCCATGCTTTAAATTCTACAGAATTAACTGTTACAGTATATAATTCAAATAATGAACAAATTCTTCCTAGCACAGTTAGAATATTAGATAGTTCTAATGTAGGTCTTGATTTTGGAGGAGCTACAATATCTGGTAAAGTAGTATTAGCAAAAGGTGGACACATTGTATCTGGTTCTATAAGTGTAGTTGAAGAAACAACAGTAACATCTAGTTTTACTTCTCAAACATCTATAACTTCATCTCATAACTTTGATAGTAAAAATATAAATGTAATAGTTTATGACAGTAATGACAACCAGATTATACCTAGTAATGTTAGAACCTTAGATGATGATAATGTTGGAATAGATTTTGCTCTTTCAACTACAGGTAGAGCAGTCATAACTAAAGGAGGACATTTAGTAAGTGGTACTCCAATTTCTGCTTCATTTGCAGAATCTTCATCTGTAACTGATTTAGCAACTACTGCTATTACAACTACAGGAACAGCTTCAGTAGCAAATACAGCTACAACTGCATCATATACTGCAGGAACAGCTTCAATAGCAGATACAGCAACTACAGCATCACATGTAGTAACTGCTTCATTTGCTGATACTTCTACAACTTCTTCATATGGTTTTAACATGACTGCATCTTCTATAAGAGTAGAAGGTACAGCATCAATTGTATATTTAGAATCAGTCTATGAAACTGCTTCAGTAATTTACTCAAGTGGTTCAACTAAATTTGGAGATGATACAAGTGATGTCCATGAAAGAACAGGATCTATAGATATTTCAGGATCCCTTACAGTAGAAGGTAATGCTAATTTAGTAACATCACAATCAATAAATAATAGAGATAGTTCTGGGTTAAGTTTCTGGGCAGGGTCACAAGCACAATATGATGCTTTAGGATCATATGATTCGAATACAATTTATTACGTAACATAATATTATGGCACCGTTATATTTAGGATCTACAGCCATATCAAAAGTATATAAAGGTAGTACTGAACTACCTCAAAATTATATAGGTGAATCCGGGATGCTATCAGCAGGCCCTGTATTCAGTGCTGTAGAATATTCCGGTAATTCTACAACTCAAACTATCACAGGCGTAGGATTTGAACCAGATATGATATGGATAATGGATAAAGGCGGTAGTGGAAGACAGTATTTTTTCTGGAGAACTTCTACAAGTAATAACTGGGAATGGATAAATTTTTATACTGACGAATCTATTCAGACAAGCACGTTAATAACTCCAAATTCAGATGGATGGAGTATGGGCTATAGTTTTGGTATAAATTATACCGGTTATAACTATGTAGCATATTGTTGGAAAATAAATGGCGGGTCTTATTCTTCTAATACCGATGGAGATATTACAAGTAATGTAACAGTTTCTACCGATGTAAATATTTCTGTCGTCCAATATACAGGTAATGGATCAGCAAGTCAAACAGTAGGCCATGGATTAGGTGCTACACCTGATTCTATATTTTTCTTTGAATACGGCACAGCAGATAAGATATTAGAAATACCTGCATACTCTCAAGCAGCAAGAACAAATGAAGAAGCAGATATGACTTCCCCTTATACAACTGCTGTAAATTCTAGTACCTTCACTTTAGATGCATCTAGGGCGACACAAACAGGTAACGATAGCGGTAGAAATTATGTGGCTATATGCTTAAAATCTAAATCAGGAGTTAGTTACATAGGAACTAGAACAGGTACTACATCAGGAGTAAATGTAGGTGGTACCTTAGACTTTGAACCAAAATTATACTGGACTAAATGTGTAGACTTGAATGCACGAAACGGTTCAACATATGATTACGATTGGCTACTCTATGATGACTACATAACAAACGGTGCTACAAGCCCATTCCAAACTAATGACGGTAATAGAAATGCTTCTAGATCTGATGTTAGCTTTAATGCTAGCACAGTAAATATCAGTACAGGAACAGGTACCTGGGCATCTGAACAAGGTTTACTTAACCATTACGGTAGTAAACATTGGGACATGATATTTGGAGTTTAAAATATTTATAATATATGAGAATTGATAATCCAAATATTACAGGTAGCTTAACTTATGGAGATGGTTCAATAGTAAGTGCTTCATTTTCTGAAACTGCTTCCTTTTATGGGGGTAGTGTTACAAGTGCTTCATTTTCTGAAACTGCTTCCTTTTATGGGGGTAGTGTTACAAGTGCTTCATTTTCTGAAACTGCTTCCTTTTATGGGGGTAGTGTTACAAGTGCTTCTCATGCTGAATCATCATCTATAACTTCCCATATTGAAAACTATAATACAACAAGTGGTAGTTTATCTTTCTGGCAAGGCTCACAAGCAGAATATAACGCTATATCAAACTCAGCTGATCCTAACACAGTATATTTTGTAAGGTAATGGGTGATTTTTACATAGGAAATAATTCACTAAAAGCATATATAGGTTCTACTCAAATAGAAAAAATATATACTGGACAAATTCTTACTTTTCAAAATGCAGTAGCTGACCCAACTATTGCTTTAGTAAGTAAAACAGATTCTAGTATTTCATTTACAGTAACTAATAACCATTCTTCTACTGCTACAATATATTATGATGAAGGAGTAAACCCAGAAGCGGGTAATGGAAGTGATTCAGTATCATTAGCAGCAGGAGCTACAAGTACAACTTTAACTATAAGTGGATTATCATCTGGTGTAAATTATAATATATATGCAAGAGGATTTATTACTGGAGTTACTCCCTCTAATATAGTAAGTTTAAATGAAACTACTGCAGCATGGACCCAACTTGGTTCTGAATATGATAAGAGTAGTAGTTCATCGATAAGAGGTACTTATGATGGATCAACATGGTTTATGCCTACATTTAACAACTCTAGTGTTTATGCCTCTAAATGGAGATTAGCATGTACATCAGATAGTGGGGCATGGTCAAATGAATATTGGACTAGATTACTTGTAGAAGATTATAGTGGAACAAGTTATACTGACACATCTATAGTATCATATGCAGGATATATTACTACTTATATTAATGCACCTGGTAATGCTTTTGGTAATAATAGTAATACTGCAGCATCTTCGAGTGGTAGCAGTCACATAGGCTCATCTATTACACTTACATTTGGGTCTTCAGTAAGATTAAATAAACTTTGGATTAGAACAGGATATACTAAAATAAGTGGGATGACATTATATTATTTATCATAATGGGATATTTTGCAAACATATCAGGTAGTTTAGTAGTAGAACATTTTACAGGTGATACCATCCCAACTTCATCTGGAAATTGGATAAGCCATTCATTTTCTCATGTATATGAAGGGTTTACTTATGATAGTAGTTCTCAAGTGTTTTATCCACCCCAATTATATCCTAGCTGGACATTAGATAAAGATACTCAAATGTGGGAACCTCCAATACCTGAACCAACAAGATCAGGAGATGAATTATATTATTGGAATGAAAATAATCAAACTTGGGTATCGTCTTCTATATAAATTAAATATTTATTAACGATAAAAATATAACCCCTAAATAAAAAAACAAAAAAATTATGATATCGTACGGAATTACACTTGAAGCAGGTACTTTAGAAATGGCAGATGGTACAACTTCAACACTTTCAGGGTCATTTACTGGATCATTTTCAGGTAGTGCTGTTGATGCTTTTTATGCATCTGGTGCTTTTAGTGGATCCTTTGAAGGTGATGGATCTGGTTTAACTGGAGTTGCTCCTATTGCTGGTACAAATATTGATGTAACAGGAACTACTGTAAATTTAGCATCCTCAATAACAGGATTAACTAGAGTTGAAGCAACAACAGGTAGTTTTGTACTTCAATTATTTGAATCTTCATCAACTATTATCCACTCTGGATCTAATGTATTTGGAGATGAAGAAACAGATAACCAACAATTTACAGGCTCAATCCTTCAAACAGGTAGTATGACTACTACAGGAAATGTAAATGCTAATGAAGTATCAGGAAGTGGGACTGGTAGATTCCTTAGTTTAGGAATTAATACTGCTCCTTCAGGGGTTGCTGGAGCAATTTTAGCTACTAATGATGTTGTAGCATTCGCTTCTTCAGATGAAAGATTAAAGGAAAATTTAGAACCAATTGGAAGTGCAGTTGAAAAAGTAGAACAAATGACAGGTTATACTTATAATTGGATTCCTATGGAAGGTGTACACGTTTATGGTGATATGAAAGATGTAGGTGTAGTTGCACAAGAAGTAGAAAAAGTATTACCTGAATTAGTATCAGATAGAGAAAATGGATATAAAGCAGTTAAATATGATAAATTAACAGCTGTATTAATTCAAGCAGTAAAAGAATTATCTGAAAGAGTAAAAGTATTAGAAAACAAATAAAAATAAAATACAATGGCATTAACCGGAACTTGGAACCAAATTATAAAATCAGATTCAGAAACAACTGAAACGATATCAATAGTATACCCATCTGATCTTCCTATGGATGATCCAAATTATGATAAGAGAGGAACTACTGTAGAAGAGGAAATTCCTTTGATAGCTACAAGCATCCAAGCTTATGAAAATGTGTATGTTTTAATTAGAAATTTAAGAGTAACAAATACATTTGATGAATCAACAACTCCTCCTACAAAAATACACACTGGTAACTTAACTATAGGTGTGTATGCTTCGGAAGATGATAGAAATAACGATATAAACAATCCTATGATTAGTGAAGAAGTTCGAATATCTTTTGAATTAGATTGTGAAAATCATTATGAAAGAGCATATCAACTTCTAAAACAACAAGAAGGATATGAAAGTTTAATCGACGCTTAATAATTTTTAAAAATAAATAACAATGGCAGTACCATCTAGTGGCCAGCTCAGATTAAGAGCTGATATATATACAGAAGTTTATAGTACCCCAAATTCAGGGAACAATATTAGTTTACATTCATCTGCAATTACTGCAGAATTTACTTCACCAGATGCTATGAGTGAATTTTATGGATACAGTGCTGTAGTTGCCCCTACTGTATCAACTGTATCAGCAACTAGTATTGGTAACTATTCTTTTACAGCTAGAGGTAGCTGTTCAGCAGTAGCAGGTGGTGTTGATTCTAGAGGATTTAAATATACTGCCGGTAACCAATCAGCATCATGGTTAGCATCAAATGGTTCAACTAAAACAGCAGGTAGTGGTACTGGAAGTTTTAGTGCAAGTATTACAGGATTAAACCATACAACCCAACATTCTTATATTGCTTATGCAGGTAATGCAGCAGGTACAACATATGCTACTAACAGATTATATGCTACTACAACTACACCATTACAACCACCAACTATTAATAGTGTAGATGGAGTTAGTGGTCAATATTGTTTTACACAAGTAGGTGGAACTTATACTGATTTTGGTTTTCCCCAAATTTTTGGAGCTAGTGTTACTGCAACTGCTAGATATGGAGGTAGTTTATCTTACTATTGGGCTTCATTTGGAGGAACACAACTTACAAGTGGTCAAGGAACTAGAAATGCTAATTTTAGGTACAATAGCTATAACCAAGGATTTACAGTATATGTAAGTGAATCAGGTGGTTCAACAGCATCATCAACAAGAACCTTAGGTGGAACAGGATGTAAGAATTTTTATATGTATATCTCTACTAGTGCTCCTAATATTGATCAAAGTAGAGCATTATATGTTTGGGGTAATCCAGCAATTTTTGGTCAAATTTATACTCAAAACTCCTTTTCTTTTGGACCTTTTATAAACTCTAACTGTCCACATGGAGGATTTACAAGTAATAGTGATTTAAATATTAATGTATCTAATGGAACTATGCAAGTATCTTGGACAAATGGAACAGGAGATGACTGGGACTTTGCATTTAATGTTAATTCAGGTTTTTCACCAACTTCAAATAATAGTACTACAATTTATGTAGGTGGTCCTGGTACTTCATGTTAAAATTAAATACATAACATTAAAGAAAGAGAACATTTGTTCTCTTTTTTTATTTTCGTATATATTTTAAATATTTATATTAAATAAAACGTTATGGCAATACAACAAACAAAGGTAACAGAGGAAGAACTGAAAGAATTAGAAAGCTTTCAACAAAATATTAGTGTTATAACCTACCAATTAGGTCAACTAACATTAAAAAAATTAAATTTAAAAAAAGAAGAAGAAATTGTAAATGCACAATATGAACAACTTCTTTTACAAGAAAAAGAAATAGGAGATAAATTACAAGAAAAGTATGGTACTGCACAAATTGATTTAAAAACAGGTGAAATTACTACTACTAAATAATATTCTTAAAAATTTCCTATATATTTATTATTGATAAAATAACAATATAAAAATGGCTGAAACATTATTATCCCCTGGAGTACTAACTCGTGAGAACGATCAATCATTAGTTACTGAAGGACCAATCACAGCAGGTGCTGCTATTTTAGGACCAACTGTTAAAGGGCCTGTCAACGTACCAACATTAGTTACTTCATATAGTGACTACAAAAATAAATTTGGTGGTTCATTTACGAGTGCAAGTATAAAATATGAATATTTAACATCAATTGCTGCAAATAATTACTTCCAACAAGGAGGTGAAACTATGCTTGTAACAAGAATTGCATCAGGTAGTTTTACTCCAGCAACTGCGAATGTTAGAGCATTAATGCATGCTGATTCTGCATCATTTACCTTAGAAACCTTATCAGAAGGTGAAATCATGAATAACTCAGGTAGTGTATCTACAAGTGGTTCATTAGTAAGTGGTTCAAGCGATAATGTACGTTGGGAAATTGCAAATATTGATTCAGGAAGTGGTACATTTAATCTATTAATCCGTAGAGGAAATGATAATTCTAGAACTAAAACAATATTAGAGTCTTGGTCTGATTTATCATTAGATCCAAATTCAGCAAATTATATTGAACAAGTAATTGGTAATCAAACTAAGAACTTTTCTACTGATGGTGATGGGAATAGATTTATTCAAACTACAGGATCTTATGTTAATAACAGTCGTTACGTAAGAGTATCTTCAGTAGGTTTACCAACATTAAATTATTTAGATAACGAGGGGAATTTTAAAGCAGAATATACTTCATCTTTACCTCAAGTAGGAAGTGGATCTTTAGAAGGAGCTTTTGCAAATGCAGAAGGTTCAATATATGGTGGTGGAGCCAATGGAAATGATAGATTAAGAATGTTTGAAGAAATTAATGTTTCTTCAATTCAAGGTTTACAAGCTGCTCAATATACTGCTTCTTTAGCATTATTACAAAATTCTGATGAATATAATTTTGAAATATTAACTATCCCAGGAGTAACAATTCAAAATGGTGCAACTGCTATATCAACTGCAATAGATACAGTTACTAATAGAGGAGATGCAATAGCTGTTGTAGATACAAGAAACTATGGATCTACCCTAAACCAAGTAGTTACTTCAGCTACAACACAAGATTCAAGTTATGCTGCAACATACTGGCCTTGGGTTCAAGTATTGTCAAATGAAACAAATAAATTAGTTTGGGTTCCTGCTTCAACAGTAATACCAGGAGTTTATGCTACAAATGATAGATTAGGTGCTGAATGGTTTGCTCCAGCAGGATTTAATAGAGGTGGTGTAGGTGGTGTAACACAAACTGAAAGAAAGTTATCTCCTACAGATAGAGATAAACTATATTTAGGAAAAATAAACCCAATCGCTACATTCCCAGGACAAGGACCTGTAATATTTGGTCAGAAAACATTACAAACTAAAGCTACATCATTAGATAGAGTAAATGTTAGAAGATTATTAATTGAATTAAAAAGAGTAATCGGTAATGTTGGGAATACATTATTATTTGAGCAAAATACTGCTGCTACACGAAATAGATTCTTGAACCAAGTAAACCCATACTTAGAATCAGTTCAACAAAGACAAGGATTGTATGCTTATAGAGTAGTAATGGATGACACAAACAATACAGCTGACGTAATTGACAGAAATCAAATGGTAGGACAAATATTTGTGCAACCAACAAGAACAGCTGAATATATTGTATTAGACTTTAATATAACACCTACGGGAGTTGAATTCTAAAAAATTAAAAAGGCAATATTTATAATAAACATAAAATAAAATGGCAGTATTAGACCCTAACGAAATAATGTTCACCGCTTTTGAACCAAAAGTTCAAAATAGATTTATACTTTACGTTGATGGCATCCCAGCATATTTAATTAAAAATGCTACAGCACCAGGATTCGAAGCAGGTGAAATCATCCTTGATCATATTAACGTATATAGAAAAGTTAAAGGTAAAGTCAGATGGAATGACATGACCTTAGGTTTATATGATCCTGTAACACCATCTGGAGCTCAAGCAATAATGGAATGGGCTAGATTAGCACACGAAAGTGTAACTGGTAGAGATGGATACTCAGATTTCTATAAAAAAGATTTAACATTAGATATATTAGGTCCAGTAGGAGATGTAGTAAGCGAATGGGT